ACTCTTCATAGTGATGTTATTTCTGGCAATGATGGAAATGATGAAATATATGCGAATGAGGGTAATGATACCATTATCGGAGGAAGAGGAAATGATATTTTGCAGGGTGCAGAAGGCGATGATATGTATATTTATAATTTAGGGGATGGTTTTGATAGCATTTCAGATAAATCAGGCAATGATAAAATTATTTTTGGTGAAGGTATTTCCCAAGGGGATGTATCTTTCCGAAGAGAAGGCTACAACTTAATTATCTATCTTAATGGTGATATTTCTCAAGGAATGAGGATTGATAACTACTATAACCAATCTAATACGTATAAGGTAGAAACAATAGAATTTTCAGATGGTTCTGTAATGGACATCTCTAATCTTGATTTGACGGATGAAGGAACTGCGCGTCAAAATATTAATGGTACGGATGACGATGATGTACTAACAGGTGGAAATGGAGATGATTACATTTATGGCAATATGGGAAATGATACTCTTACAGGGAATAAAGGAAATGATGATTTGTATGGAGGCAGTGGTGATGATACGTATATATGGAATTTAGGTGATGGTTTAGATACCATATCTGAATATAATGGTAATGATAAAATTATTTTTGGTGAAGGTATTTCTCTTAATGACTTAACGTTCGAAAATCGATATGATGATTTGTATATATTTGTTAAAGGCGATCGTACTCAAGGAATATGTATATCTGATTATTTCTATTCAGAGGATAATCAAGTAGAAAATTTAGAATTTTCTGATGGTACAACATTTAACTTAACTAATTCTGAATTTACTTTCACATATAGTGATGGAGATGACAGTATTACAGGAACGGATAGAAACGATACCTTCATCGGAAGTCGAGGAAATGATGAAATTGAAGGAAGAGAAGGAGATGACACTTATATTTATAATTTAGGTGATGGGCTAGATACCATTAGTGATTATGAATATGATTATAGTGATAACACAAAAGGCAAAAATGACAGAATCAAATTTGGTGAAGGAATAGCTTTTAGTGATTTAACCTTTAAAAGTATTGGAGATAGTCTGCATATTTATATTAATGGAGATATTAATCAAGGTATAATTATTAACCGACAGAATTATGACGAATCATATCAGATTGAGTATTTAGAGTTTGCAGATGGTTCCGTGTTTGATTTAGCAAATAATGGGCTAACTTTTAAACAAGATAATCTGGCTAATGAAATAGTAGGTACTCTAAAGGATGATATCATCTATGCATATGATGGAGATGATACGATTGATGCTCAAGATGGAAACAATGTTATTGTTGGAGGAAAGGGTTATGATACCATAAAAGGTGGCAATGATAATGATACTTATATTTACAACATTGGTGATGATTTTGACACAATTTCAGATTCTAATGGTAATGATAAAATCAAATTTGGTGCGGGAATAACTCTTGAACAATTGATTTTTGAAATATCAGGAAGCGATTTGAATATCTATATTGATTCAGATAAGACCCAAGGGATAAAGATTACTAATCAATACAGTTATAATGCGAATTATCGTATTGAGACATTAGAATTCGCTGATGGCTCCTTGTTTAATTTATCCGAAAGTGGATTAACATTTAGTCAAAATGACTCCGATGAAAATATTACAACCAGTAACTTTAATGATATCATTTATGCAAAAGCTGGAAATGATGTTATTGATGCCAAAGATGGAAATGATATCATTTATGGAGGAAATGGTTATGATACTTTAAAAGGTGGAAATGGAAATGACACATTGATTGGGGGTAAAGACGATGATATTTTACAGGGAGGTAATGGAGACGATACATATATCTACAAACTTGGCGATGGATTTGACAGTATAACAGATACAGGAGGAAATGATAAATTAGTATTTGAAGAAATAAGTGTTAATGATTTATCTGTTGAAAAAAATGGAAATGATTTAATTTTTAAGATAAATAATCAGGAAGATTCCGGTATTAAAATATCTAATCATTTTTCTTCTCAGAAAATTGAAACATTGGAATTTTCAAATGGCTCAATAGATATAAGTCAATTTACAAATGCAGATCAGCTTATTCAAGCCCTTAACTCTTTTGTAACGGATACTTCATCATCTATGGATAACTTATCCAATCCGACCGAAGATGTCAGCGATATATATTCTCTGGCGGCCAGTCAGGATTTAACCAGAAAAGCAATCTAAAGGAGGTTATTTAAAACAGAAAATATCCCCTACTCCGCAGAGTAGGGGATATTTTTCATGCATAAGTCATCATAAACAACATTATTTCTATCAATTTGCTTGATTGTTTCCGGTGTATCTTTTTCATAATCAGCATACACCGGTTCATAAAGCAAGCAGAAATCACCGTTTATATTTGTCGTGCAAGCGCTTAAGACGCTCAGACTCATAAAGACCGTAATGAGCGATTTTAGCCTTTTTAACCGCATTGAGTTCTCCTTTCATTCGTTGGTTTTCCGCCGTTTCTTTGGCACAGCGATAGCCAAAGAGGTATAAAAATAAAGCAATGGCTGCAAAAACCACCGCTCTAAACTTCTTTAGAATTGTTATCATCTTTGCTTTTCCTTTTAATTCCGATATCACGAGCACCGCTGATACCGAGCATAATTGCAAGGCTTGTCAGCAGTTGCTCCCAATCCACGAGTTTCACATCAAAATACGGCGCAATCATGCAGTTATTGAGGAAACCATAACATAAAATCCAGCCAATCAGCGGAATCCAAGATCTTTTATTCAATTTCATAATAAATCAATTCCCTGCTGAAGTATTTCGTCTGAATATGGCTGAATGCCGTTTTCCATGCGGATAACGGCTTTAATAAATACTGTCAGTACGCCGCGTTCTTCAATATCTATAACCGTATCGGGATAGACACCGAGCTGTTTGGCAACTGATTGAATATAGGCTATGGTCTGGTTTTCGTTTGGTGGAGCATATCGACTGATGATTTGCCGAACAGTCTTCAAACCATGAATCCTTTTATAATTAATCAGAATTTTAGCTAAAGCCCTGATTCCATAGATTGGAGCCGTAAAGACACAAAAGGAGGAATCGATATTCCGCCCGTCTGGATTTAACCCTTGCCAATTTGCCCCGTGTCGGATATTTCCGGGATTATTGTTTCTAATTCCCCTTGGTAGTTTTTGATTCATTATGTATCTCCCAAATAAGTTGCCTCAATTCATCAATTTTTAGCTCCAGCCGGTTAATATGTAGCTGTGTTGCATATTCCCGAGCGACCTGAACCTTAAAATCATTCAGTTCTTTATGGATATTGCCCACCTTATGAACAAGCCATATAAAAGCCGGAACACAGATAATCTGTAAAAATTCTAGCCAATCCATTATTCTCTCCTTAATTTATGTGAACTCGGTCATCTTCAATAACTGCCGTTATCTCAACAGTATCCGTCCGTGGTTTAATACCGATTATTCTGGCCCTGATTGCCCATTTGTCTGCCGCACCGAAAGCAAAATGCGTCCGTTCACGAGAAGTGCCGGTATAAATCTCAAAATCAGGGTTTTCTTCCAAAATGACTTCATTTTCCAAATCTCCGGCAACCACGGGATACGGCCCTGACAATTGTCCGTTAGCTTTGCGAAGTGCAATATAATGAACAGTATCGCTATCAAAAACAACTGGTTCGGATAAACTCAGCTTGTTGCCGTCACGGCTAACGATTTCGCCGCCTTGCCCCCAACTTGGCATATCATGGGTTATGGCAACTAAATCCCCGTAAGTTGGAATTAGACCGTCAAGCTCAGTCATAAAGCTCACAATTCTGCGGCGATACCGATTGGCCGCCGCCATATAAAGAGCTTCACGCAATGCCTGGTCTTTATCCGTACAGCCAAACAGTTCAACCGTTGCCGTATTTTGAGAAGTACTTTCCGGTAAAATTCCGGTAATTTCCGTTGTTTTCCATGTTTTATTGGAAAAATACTCAATCGTAACACTGTCTGCCGTATCTTCTGACGGCATGATATATTGTATAGAAAGAGAATTTTTGACAATGTTTCGCGAAGAAAACAAAGCAACAGGAATAATTTTAGCTTCATCTCGAACAAAACGGACAATGCCTCCTTGTAAAAAGGCAACTGCGCGGCCGCATTTGGCAATTCGGCTCAAAGCCTCAAAAACCGTTAATTTACTGTCAAAAACAGCATTAAATGTATCACCGCGGCTCTGCCAGATACCGTCTAAATATAATAAAGCATCCAAATCTATGCGGCTGGCGTCAAGTCTTGCCCCATATTCCGCTTTTAAGACATCTGCCAGCGCCCACGCAATAGAACTTGTGGGAACTGCGGCAGACCAGCCGTTTTCAGAAGACCACATCGGCAATTTACGAGTAACGACACAGTTTAACAATCTGGAAGAACGTTGAGAAAGGTTATTGGTTGCCCGCATTTTTAAGGCTATCATTGTTACATTACCATAATTATGCTCCGCAACGACAAAGCCTTTGGCGGAAGTCCAACGGATTTCATGTCCGGCACGGGAACTCTCGTCCTTTTTATCCAGACGTGTCGCCCGAACCTCATAACGGGCGCTCTCCACATCATAATTATAGGTTTTATAAATGGCATTATGGGAATTTGAAGAAAAACTCTCCTGTCCCAACACAAACCAATCGCCGAGAGGATTGTCTTCATCATCAATCTTTCTGGCTTCCACCTTCCAGTTTACCGTCTTGTTTGACATTGAACCATTGTCATTGGCGTAATATAGACCTCGCTGAAAGGCAACATCTATGCCGATTTTATTAACGGTTGTTTCACTTTGGTTCAAAATAAACGGCCCGATAATTTCATTTTGCAGAAGTTCTTGTCCGGACACTTCCGTACTGGTTATCACATCTTCTGCAAACATTGTATTTTTTGTATTTGGCGGCAATATTTCATAGGTTATTTCCTTGAATGAAGATATCGGAGTGTCTTCAATCATGATTTTTTCAATATCATATTCGCCCTGACCGATACAGTGGAGCTGATAAACATATTGCTCATTATCAATATATTCGTAATACGGCTGACTTGCAAAATCAGGATAAACCAGATGTCGCCCATAAATAACGGGAATAGGATTGCCAAGTCTGGCTTGGTTGCCTTGCGCCTGTAGGGAATAAGTCGGGCTTTGCGAAGAAACCGCATAACTGGTGCCGTTCAGTGTTGGCTTGGGTGGTGGAACCAATGCGTTAATCAGCATTCCGCCGCCGATTGAAACGCCGGCTGCTACAGTTGCGCCCCAGACAGCTCCCCAAGCGGCGCTTGCCGCACCATAACTCGCAACTGTTGCTACCACCAGCGCCATCATACCAACAACGCGCAACGGATTCGAACCGCCGCCACCGCCGCCTTGCAATAAATGAACGAAAGCAACATGATCCATTGCCCGGATTTTTAAGCTATCCCATTCTTTTCGCAATACCGGATTGCCATTCACTAAGCAAATAAAGGGGGTATTTTCTTTTCCTATTTGATAGATTCCAACAAGGCGGTTAATGGTCGTTTCAGTTTCCAAGCAATAAAAAACCTCGCTTTTGGCGAGGTTGAAAGGATTTTGTATTTTAACTATTTGCATAATTTGTCCTTACTTCCCAAATTCCGGTAATTTTCCATCCAAGGGCATTTAATTCTGTCTTTTTTTGAAAAATAACACCGATATTGCGTTGATTGTGCAAAATACCGCCACCATCCACATCAAGCCAAATTCCGACATGAGACGGATATTTCCCTTGCGACAAGACAACCACCGCGTTATTTTTAAGTTCTGCAATTGGCCTGAAATCGTTGTAATTTGTTTCTTTGGCAAATTCACAGAAGACCTGTCGCAAATCAGAGGCATTTGTAACAATCGGCGACAATTCAATACCTAATTCAGTATGATAAACGTCTTGAACCAGCCCCCAACAGTCATATTTTCCGCAAATCCACGGTTTTCCTATGTATTTTAAAGCCCAGTGTGTCATCTGGTTAGTCCTGCAAAACGCTTAGGTGTATAGTTTTCGTTAGGAAAGCTGCGGTTTCCGATATCCATCATACGAGCTTTGGCTGTTATCTTCGTGATATTGGCCTGTACATCGGATAGAACTAACGTTAATGGTGGAATCATTTGCGGAACGCTTAAATCGGTTGAAAGATACGGACGATATATCATTTTTATCATATCTTGGCTTGAAGCTGCCATATCAAGATATTTAATGATTTCACGCCCAACATTATCTAAAGTCACTGTAATTTCAGGAACCGGCGTAGTATTAACCGGCGGAAATTCCAAATCAAACCCCAAAGCCACAAACTCAACTTCTTGCCCGGCGTTAAGAGGAGCATCATCCTCTAAAAAAGCCCGCAGATTGACGTTATCCCGAACAACACGAACAGCCGCTTGGTTACCGTCTTCATCTTTGAAATCTGGATGAATTAACTCCAATGTATCTAAAATAACCACATCGGAGGGATTGGAAGCATAAGCTTCTTCCAAGGCTTCGCTTAATGTTGTTGTCATTATGGTTTTCCTAAATATGTTAATCGGACAATGCCGTTGGCGCCATTGCCTCCCCAAGTTACGGCAGCAGTTGTTCCGGCACCGCCGGCTCCCGGTGCTGTACCATTTCCTCCATGAGGTCTTCCTCCACCATCGCCGGTTAATTTTGAGTTTGCACCAGAAGCTGGAGAATTCATATCCCCCGGCCCGCCATTATTACCATTACCAGCGATTTGCTGTTCGACAATAATTTCAGGCTTTAAGAATGTGTATGTGCCGCCAGGAGCTACATTATTGCGAGTAGCACCATACATTCCTCCTCGTCCGCCATTACACTCGACGATACCTTCAATTTTGCTAATACCACCCCATTCACCATCGCGGCCGGCAATTCCATAGCCATTGATTGTTGGACCGGAACCCGTACCACCTTTACCGACTGTAATATTAAGAACGGTATTTTCCATAAATCTGATTTTTCCTCTGAAAGCAGCACCTCCGCCCCCGCCGCCGCCACTAAATATAGATTTTGAAACAATATTTGACATTCCGGCCTTTCCTCCACCACCGGAAATCTCAAGCAAATAAATACCCCGGAAAACTTTTGAATTATATGTTCCCGGGGTTTCACTATAAAATACAATGGTATTAGCAGGAATAGGCTTTGGTCGCACCATCATTTTTTTTATGTATTCTCGTCTCTGCATGAGCTAATACTCCACAAAAGCCACTTGGCATTTAGCTAAACCGGCAACGTATTGCAACATAACATGATATGTTTTGCCTGCTACAAAATCAGGAGCATTCTCATCTGCAAATATACAATTACTCGGGAAAACAGGCTTAATCGCCACTGCAGCATTAATAATCAATTGTACAAAATGGCCTTTTTCATCATTTTGCGGAAGATTAGAAAAACTAAATGTGGTTGCAGAAGTCAGATTGAAGAGGTAATCCTGATTAAGATTCCAATCAATATTAATGGTACCTCCTGTTTCCTCTCTTGTTATCAAAGGCTGATTGACCGCATCAGCTTCATTTTTAGCCCGTTCAGCCTGTGCAGTGGCTGCGTCTATTTGCTGTTGCCCCTCATTTTGAACACGGCTAACCTCGCTGTCGGTTTCTTTATTTAGTTCTGCAATGAGTTTGTCTTTTTCAGTATTTAATTGGTTGTTAACCGCTTCAATA